TGGAGGAAAATTAATGGGAATTAAAAAATCACAAATGGGTACAGCACAATTGGAATCTCATCCAAAGAATACCCGACAGGGTTCTGGAAAGCACACCAAGTATGCTGCAACCAGTAGAAACAATGCCCGTAAACCTTACAGAGGTCAAGGTAAGTAGCATGTACTTTTTAGATTCTCATGATGAATGGAATAACATTCACTTTGAGGATCTTTGGGTTTATAATAAATTATTTTTAAGTCGGACTTTGGGATATACATGTGGACCTTGTGGGGTTCCTGTCCCAAAGTCCGATTTTTATATTGTTCGCCCTTCTTTCAATATACTTGGAATGGGGCGGTTTTCTCGCATAGAGTATATTGAAAGAGAAACAGATTCTTATCATCCTTCTGATTTTTGGTGTGAAGTCTTTAGTGGTGATCACTTATCTGTAGATTTTTATAAGAAAAAGTCTGAATTGGTTGTAAAAGGTTATAGATCTCCGGAAAACCCTCTTTATAAGTGGGATAAATGGGAAAAACTGAATATTAGTGTGGAATACCCTGAAATTTTGAACAAATTGAAAGGTGATTATGAGTGGATTAATTGTGAATTTATTGGAAATAAACTGATAGAAGTTCATTTTAGAAGAAATCCAGACTTTCGATATGGTAATAACGTAGCAATACCAGTTTGGTACGATGACAATGTGTTAAATAGTTCAAATTATTCTTATATTAGTGATTCAGACTACCTCAGAAGAGGATTTTTAATTGATTACTGGGATAGTAACCCCAAAAAAAGTTCCGATTAACTCTAAATCAGAAAAAATGACCGACAAAGATAAAGACTACATGTATCAGATGTGGGGAACCACTAATTTAACCTCAGATTATGGAATTTTTGAAGCAATTAAGCAAAAAAAAGTTCTTCGTGAAGTTTTAAATGATAATTATGAGGAAAAAAAGCATGATTTTATTTCACAAAATGAAATTCACTCAAGAATTCGTAATGATGATGATTATGATGATTGGGAATATGGAACTGAACCCATTTTTGGTTGATAAATAAGATAGATTTATTGTTTTTTAGATGCCTTTAGAGCGCGTTAGTAAATCATTTAAAGATATTAGTCTTTCAATGCAGTCTAATCCTTTAAATTTCGATCTAATAGCGATTACTAATGAGACTGCGATCTCTCGATCTATTCGAAATCTAGTATATACGGTTCCTGGAGAAAGATTTTTTAACCAAAAACTTGGTTCTAACATTTCAAATAGTTTATTTGAAAATATAGATTCAATTTCTGCATCAGCAATTCAATCTGAAATTGAAGATACGATTATAAATTATGAACCAAGGGTAGATTTAATTGATGTTGATGTGGAACCAAATTATGAAAATAATGAATTTAATGTTACAATTAGATATTACATTATCGGCATTGAAGCACTACCACAACAATTATCATTTGCATTACAACCAACACGATAATGGCATTAGTTAATTTTACAAACTTAGATTTCGATCAAATTAAATTGGCAATCAAGTCACACTTGAGGTCCAATTCGAATTTTACTGATTATGATTTTGAGGGATCTAATTTATCAGCAATTGTTGACACACTAGCATATAATACTTACATTGCATCATATAATGCAAATATGATCAGTAATGAAGTTTTTATTGATAGTGCAACATTAAGAGAAAATGTTGTTTCTCTTGCAAGAAATATTGGATATGTGCCTAGATCTAGAAGTTGTTCTAAAGCAACTATAAGTTTTTTTGTTGATACTACAGGATTAACATACAATCCACTAACCTTAACCCTGAAAAAGGGTTTAGTATGCACAACATCAACTTTTGGAACAGAAAATTATACATTTTCAATATTAGATGATGTCACTGTTGCTGTTGTAAATGGAATTGCTACGTTTGATTCCATTGAAGTGTATGAGGGAACTTATGTCAAATCTACTTTTACCGTAGATAGTTTGAATGAAAATCAAAGATATATTTTAGATAATCAAAATATTGATACTTCAACAATAAGAGTAAGCGTAAGAGATAATCAAACAAGTACAAGTTCTAAGAAATTTATAAACGCTTTAAATATACTTCAAGTTGATTCCACCTCAAGAGTCTTTTTTATTCAAGAGATACAAGACCAAAGATATGAACTAATTTTTGGAGATGGTGTTATTGGAGAAAAACTAGAAAACCAAAATTACATAGAAGCATCTTATATTATTACAAATGGATTGAGTGCTAATGGTTTGAATGCATTTAATTTCTCTGGGCGCATTATTGATAATAAATCAAATGTTATTAGTAATGGTATTTCACTATTAACTACAAATTTAAGTTCTCAGGGTGGTTCTGAAGTTGAATCTGTATCTTCAATCAAAAATTTTGCGCCTAGACTATATGCATCACAAAATCGTGCTGTAACATCATCTGATTATGAAGTTATTATCCCAAAAATTTATATAGAAACTGAGTCAGTAAATGTCTTTGGTGGTGAGGAACTGATTCCACCTCAATATGGAAAAGTTTTTATTACAATAAAACCAAAATACGGAACATTCTTATCAAATACAATAAAAGACAATATTAAAAGTGAACTAAGAAAATATAGTGTTGCTGGCATTGTACCTGAAATTTTAGATGCCAAATTACTTTATATTGAAACGGATTCAAAAGTTTATTATAATCCAAATCTTACAACTTCTTCGGATGATGTAAAGACAACTATTTTGGCAAATATTGCAAAGTATTCGCAATCAACAGAAATAAACAAATATGGAGCAAGATTTAAGTATAGTAAATATCAAAATATAATTGACAGTTCTGACAAATCTGTAACTTCAAATATTACAAGAATACAGATGAGAAGGGACTTAAGAGCGTCTCTTAATCAACTTACAGAATATGAGATTTGTTTTGGAAATCAATTTCACATCAAGAATGAAAATGGTTACAATATAAAATCCTCAGGATTTAATATTTCTGGTTTAGCACAAACAGTTTTTATGTCAGATACTCCCAATTCGGATATGAAGACTGGTAATATATTTTTATTCTATCTGGGATCAAATTCAGAACCAATTGTTATTCAAAATAATTTGGGGACCGTAGACTATGAAAAGGGTGAAATAAAATTAAATCCTGTTAGTCTTATTTCAACTTCAAAAAATAGTGGAGGCACTCCCATTATAGAAGTTTCTGCTATACCAAAATCAAATGATATTATTGGTTTGCAGGATCTTTATTTGCAACTAGATATTAATAGAGTTGAAATTAATATGATCCCAGACAATATAGAGTCTGGTTCTGATTCATCAGGATCTAACTATATTTTCTCCCCAAGTTACTTTAATGGCGATTTAGTAAGAAATTAATAAATGAACAACACCAGAGTAAAAATCAGTTCAGTAATTGAAAGTCAACTTCCTCTTTTCGTAAGAGAAAATTTTCCTCTTGTAGAAGAATTTTTAGTTGAATACTATAAGTCATTGGATTTGCAAGGAGGAATCTATGACATCCTCCAAAATATAGATCAATATATCAAAATAGAAAATTCATCAAATGTTGTAAAGTCTACAACATTGTCATCTTCTCTTGGATATAGAGATAAAACAATTGTAGTAGAATCCACATATGGATTTCCTGATTATTATGGAATGATTAAAATTGACAATGAAATTATTTTATATAAAACTAAGACAGAAACAACATTTGAAGATTGTGTAAGAGGATTTAATGGAATTTCTTCATATGAATCTGGAGGAACTGAAAATCTAATATTTGAAGATACTTTAGCATCACCCCATGATCTTGACGCATCTGTCACAAATTTAAGTGCTCTTTTTTTAACAGAATTTTATAAAAAAACAAAAAAACAATTTTTACCTGGATTTGAAGATAGAAATTTATATGAATCAATAAACAGTTCACTATTTTTAAAGCAATCAAAAGACTTTTATTCATCTAAAGGTACTGACGAAGCATTTAAAATTTTATTCCGAGTGTTGTTTGGTGTTAATGTAGATGTAATTAAACCCAGAGATTATATTATTCAATCGTCAGATGCCAAGTATAGAGTAACTCGTAATATTGTAGTTGAAGAGATAATAGGAAATATTGAGGAACTAAAAAATAAGACTATATTCCAAGATCAACAAGGAAATATTAATAAAGCATTTGCATCAGTAACTGATATTGAAAAAATTTATAGAAATGGTAAATATTATTACATTTTAAAATTGGATTATGATTTTGACAAAGATGTAAATGTTCTTGGATCTATTTTTGGCAATTTTTCAATTCACCCAAAAACTAAAATAGTTGAGACCTCTCCCACAAATGGAAATTTTATTTTAGTTGATTCTACTATAGGATTTCCAAAAGAAGGATCATTAATTTATTCCGGATTAAATGGAAATATAGTAATTTCTTATACAGATAAATCTTTAACACAATTTTTAAACTGCTCAGGAATAACAGAACAATTAATTTCTGGAGGTGAAATATCTTTAAATTCTTTTGCTTATGGATATTCGAATACTAACCAGGAAATAAGATTTAGAATAACTGGCGTAATATCAAACACAAATAGTTATGGTTTTGGAAAATATTACTCAAAAAATGATACTGGAAAAATAATTTCATTAGGTTACAATAAAGAAGATGACTTTAAGTCAAATCAATGGTTATTTAACATATCAGTAAACTGTGAAGTAAGTAATATCGTAGATAATGGAAATTTCAATTATTCTATTGAAACTTTTGATAATAATAACATATATGATGGTGATTCTGTAGAGGTTGATTATTTTTCAAATACTACACAATCAAGAAATATTAGAACTTTTAAAGCATCTGTTCCTGATGGAAGTTTGCCAGGAAGAATATTTCAAGTTCAATTATCCAATGAAACTTTAGATCAAGTATATTCCGTAAGAAAAATAATTTCAAAATATGCAAATTATCCCTCCGATGTAACAAATAATTATAAAGATATATCTGATGAATCAATTTACATAACTTCAAGTTCTCTCCCAAATTATGGAGATACTCCTATTTCAATTAATGATTTTAAAATTAAACTAAAAAACATTGTTAATGATGTGATTTATTATGAGAATCATGGTTTTGTTACTGGAGATTCTGTACTGTATACATTTGATCAAACTGGTATTAATCAATTAAGTATTGAATCTGGTGTTTATTTTGTTAAAAAAATTAATGATGATAATATCAAATTATCTAGAAGTAGGCAGAATATTTTATTCGAAAACTATGTTTCTCTCGGTTCAACAACTGTAACTAATTCATACATTAGTTTATTAAAATTTGCAAGTACAAACAACGTTCCAGACCAAATAACATCTCAAAAACTGATAAGAAAATTACAAAAACCATCAACAGATAATAAAAAATATTCCACATCCAAAGGATCTACTGGAATATTTTTAAATGGGGTAGAACTTCTTAATTATAAATCCGATGATATAATTTATTATGGTGAAATAGAATATCTTGAAGTAATTGATCCTGGAAACAATTACGATATTATTAATCCACCTAAGTTGGAAATATCTGTTGGAATAGGAACTACTGTACCAGCATCTGGATATTGTGGGGTAGAAGGGTCTTTAGAACGTATTGATATTTTAAATCCCGGATTTGATTACCTAAAAAATCCATCAATTAATATTACTGGTGGAGGAGGTTTTGGTGCAAGAGCAGAAGCAAATATTATTCCTATAGATCACGTAATTGATTTCGATTCAACTTCAGCAAATGCTAGAATAAAACCAAGTAATACATATAATGAAATTGGATTTGGAACATTCCACAAATTAAGAACTGGCGAATCTATAAGTTATTCATCAAACGAACAGACTGAAATTGGTGGTCTTACTAGTAAATCAATTTATTATGTAAGAGTTATTGACGATTATTCAATTCAATTGTTTAAAAATTACTCCGATTCTATTACAGGACAAAATGTAATTGATATTACAAATTATGGACAAGGTGTTCATACAATAAAATCTACTAATAAAAAGTATGCAATAGGATCCATCACAGTAACAAATAAAGGAAGTGGATACAAAAATAAAAAAATAACAGTTAATCCTATAGGAATAAATACATCTTCAGATACAGTAGAAGTATATTCACATCCATATCAGAGTGGAGAAATAATTTTCTACGATTGTGATGGAACTAATATATCTGGTCTTACTACTGGAACTTATTATGTCACAAAAATAGACAATACTAAGTTTAAACTTTCTGAGGTTGGAATAGGAACTATATCAAAAGACTTTTATTATAAAACAAAACAATATATCAACTTCGAGTCAAAAGGTAGTGGTACTCATATTTTTAACTATGAACCAATAGTTGTTAGTGTAAGTGGTTATGTTGGAGTGTCAACTGCCAACCAAAAAGATTTTAATGCAGTATTACAACCCGTTTTTAGGGGAAGTGTCAATTTTGCTCACTTAGAGAGTGGTGGAATTGGTTATGGATCTTCTGAAATTATAAATTACAACAAACAACCAGAGTTTAATTTTAATTCCGGAAAAGATGCCAAGGTTACACCAATAATTTCTGGGGGAAAGATTGTAGAAGTTTTAATAACAAATGCTGGTAGTAATTATACTGCTCCACCAGATCTTATTATTAGAGGTTTTGGAACTGGAGCAAAATTAACTCCTATTGTGGAGAATGGTTCTATAAAAGAAGTAAAAGTTATAAATGGTGGTTTTAATTACGAAAGCAAAAACACTATTATTGATGTAGTATCTCCAGGTTCTAATTGTAAACTGAAGGCAAATATCAAAAAGTGGACTATTAATAATTTTACTAGACTAAATTTAAATAATAAAATAGGTTTTGATGATGGTGTTGTTTATAGAGGATTGAATTCTAACTATGGACTGCAGTACACACATTTATATACTCCCAGAAATCTTAGAAAAAAACTTTTCTCAAAGAGTATTGAAGAAGACAAGATCATTTACAGAAAAGATTATGATAATGATAGATTAACTGAAAAATATCACTCACCAATTGTTGGATGGGCTTATGATGGAAATCCAATTTACGGTCCATATGGATATGAATCTTTAACTAGTAAGAAAATAATACAACTTAAATCTGGTTATTCAAAACCAATTGATAATCAATTGGGAAGACCTGATAAAAAAATATTTCCTGTAGGTTTTTTTGTTGAAGATTATCCATATGTTGGTGATGGAGATTTAGATGAAAACAATGGGAGATTTTGCATAACGCCTGAATATCCTAATGGAACTTATGCATATTTTACTACTATAGATGAAGTTTTTTCAAAAGGTGGAAATTTTGATGGCGACAAAATACCAAAATTCCCTTATGTAGTGGGGACAAATTTTAAATCAAAACCAATAGATTTCAACTTTAATATTTCATCAAATCAAGATGAATTTGATTTTACTAATCAATCTCTTTTAAGAAATACTTATCCATATAATAGTAGATCTTCAAGTTCTACTTATAATTTTATTACAAATGATGGTAAAAAATATGAATTAAAGAATTCTCAAATAGAAAGCACATCCAAAGGAGAGATTGATTCGATAAAAATAATTTCTGGTGGTGCAAATTATTCTGTAGGAGATAGAGTTAATTTTGATAATACAGGGACAAATGGATCTGGAGCAATATTTGAAGTAGATACTATTAAAGGTAAAGAAGTAAGTGAAATAAGTTTATCATCTACCATATTAAATAATGTTGAATTTGCGACATACACAAATAATAATAGCAAAATTATTGGATTCACAACTATACCACACAACTTACTCAATAATGATGCAATTACAGTAGATAATTTGAGCAATTTTGAATCTAATCTGAAAGGAACTTTTAATATATCAAATATTCAAAACAACTTGATATTGACAATAGGAGTTGGTGATACAACAACCGATGGTTATGTAAATTACTTCCAAGTAAGTGGAAATTTATCATATCCAAATCTTAAAGAAAATGACATTTACACTATTGGATCGGAAAAAGTTAAAGTATTGAATATAGACTCACAGTCCTCCAGAATTAGAGTTTTGAGGGGGTATGATAATACCACTACAAGTGTTCATTCCGCATATACATCCTTAACTGAAAACTCAAGAAAATTTACAATAGATTATCAGTTGGACGAGGTAGATTATTCTTATAATAAAGAGTACTATTTCAATCCATCCGAATCATTAGGAGTTGGTACTATAGTTGGTTACGGAAAGACCATAACATTCTCAAATCCAGGTGCTGGAATAACTTCATTGATTGTTCCCGAAAGAGCAATATATTTAAAAGAACATCAAATTAATACAGGATCTCTTTTAATATACAAATCAAATGGAGGAACTCCTGTAGCAGTTTCCACTGACGGTATTGATTCATATCAATTATCCGACAATACTCAATTATATGCTGCAAAAATATCTGAAGATTTTATTGGAATATCAACTGTTAAGGTTGGTCTAAGTACACTTGGAAATTATCTCAACTCTGCAAATAATACTGGGTTATTGTATTTTCATAATGTTGGGTCTGGTGATTATCATAGTTTAACTACTTCATACGATAATGTTTTACTAACAAATATTTCAAAAAATGCTGTTACTGTATCTACATCATCAACTCATAATCTATCGACAAATGATATTGTTTATATTGATATACTGACTGGCCTTACCACAAATTATACTATAAAGTATAATGATTTTTATAGAAAAGTTATTGTAAATCCAGTAGACTTTCAATTATCAGATGTTGATGTAGTTACAAACACGATTACAATACCTTTTCATAAATTTAGAAACGGTCAAAAGGTAATTTACAATTCTCCATCACCATCATCGGGTCTTTTAGATAATGAGATATATTATATTATTA